AGAACAGCACCACCAACGATTCCACCGATTGCGCCAATTGCTAATCCACCGAGTTTCGGAATGACGCCACTTTTGATGCCACGCTGCTGAGCTAACGATCCCGAGGTTGCGGCAATCTGCTCCTCAGTTGCCAGCCGGGCTTTTGCGATCCGCTCTTGCTGTGCCTCGAGGTTTCTTAGACGAGTGCGATGTCCGACAGCAGCTCGGATGATCTTTTCTTCTTTGGCAGTTAGATCAGATTTGTTGAGTGCTAGTTTCTCTAGTGAAATGGCTGTTCTTACATCAGCTGCAGAACCTGTCTTGCGAAGATTCTGGGCCTGTCTAAACTGAGCCTTTGCACCACGATCGACAATCTTGGCTTTAACCAAAGCTTCAGCTTGAGCAATCTTAATGCGTCGATTTGAAGCTTGCTGCTCGAGAGAAGCACTCTTGGCGTTTTGGGACTGCTCAATCTGTTCGAGATTAGCTAGATCAGCTTCAAGTTGCTTAACCGCAGCAGGATCATATTGAGTAAAGAACTCAACAAGAATCCGCAGACCGCCTGCCGCAGTACCGCGAGCACCACCAACAGCACCAAGTGAGCTGAGGGCCATCCCGGATTGACCGAGCCTAGGAGTACCCCTAGTACTTGTCATCAAACCTTCCTAAGCCAAGCTTGCTGTTCTGAAGGGAGTTCCTCCAGTGCAGGAGATTCACGCAGTGACTTGGCTGTGTCTTTCATTTCCTTATAAGATTCCATTGGTTCCTTAGCAGTTAGAGCAAGTTCCCAATATCGCTGATCCCAAAGATCTTCGACATACTGCTCTAGAATACCAACCATCTCTCCCCGAGTTAAGTCGAGGGTGTCGGCTCGGGAGAATCCACAGAGGCGGAGTCGGCTGTAGATGTCGTCTTCTGACCATCCTCCCCCGACAGCAAGGTATCGATCCCACCAGGAAGCGTCGGGGTCGGGGAGTTTGGGTCGACGAGGTGCCTGATATGTTCAAGATGATTTACATCAAGAGAAGCAAGCACCAAGTCGGCACATTCATCATTAGTCAGAATTCTTGGCTTTGTCCACTTCTCATTGTCATCTGCATCCTCTGGGAATGCGGCTCTGAGAATTGGAGTCCAGTCATTGACCTTCTGTTTGAGTGCTGCCTCCAGCTGTGGAACTCCGTCATCGCTGACGTAGAGTCGAACGAATTCGTTGAACGACTCGGCATTCTGCTTGACGATCATGTTACCAAGATCGTTGGCTTCCAGCCACGGTAGAGGTCTCGCGATGAAGAGCCGACCGTCGTCGATTTCAACTTCGATTGGCTCACGACGAGTAGCTTGCCGCCTCTCAGCCATCAGTCAATCTCGAAGACGCGACCATACTGATCCTCAGCGGCGATTGTAGTAGCAATCTCCGGGAAGAATCGAAGGTCGAGTGCAGGACTCGCCGGATCATTCTGATCCAGTCGAATTGTCTTCTCACCACCTGAAACGGCTCCACGTCGGAATACGTAGGCGATGACTTTTCCGTTCGCGGCCTTGGGGTAAACAACCGCCCAGCGCCGTTCCTCAGTCTTATTGTCGTTGTCATCCAGGAACCGCATAACCTGAGTTGGCTGAGCGGTAGTCGCCATCACGGTAGTAGCGGTCTGACCCATCTCAAGTGCGATAGCCTGCTGACGAAACTGGTCCTGTGCGACTTCAGCGATCTGAGTCACAATTTGATACGAACGACCAGTGACATCTTGGTCATAAGCACCGACGATCTGATCGAGGTCGTCTCGAACTGTCACGTCGAGGTTCTTCACCATGTTGATACCACCGCGAGTCAACCCGAAGTAGGTCCAACTTGCGGCGGGTGCTCCAGAAGTGGGATCCAGCAACTGAAGAATGTTGGAGGGCATCGGTACGCCCGATCCCGCATACAGGATCTTACCAGGCCCACGCAGGGTCTTCGCAAGATCGATTGAGTTCTCGAGGATTTGTCTCTGACTCACCTGTTCCTCCTACTCACCTAAACGATCGAATAGTTCTTGCGCGCCCTTGTCAAGTACCACGCCTCCTGTTCCTGCTTTGAATTGAACCATGGTGGTGTTAGGATTGATTACTGGGATGTTACGTGAGAGAGATACACCAGCCATCTGAGTCTTTCTCACTTCTCCCTCGACGATTGTAACCACTGCATCCTGATAAGCCGCGCCCTCCTGGATTGCAATCTGCGAGATGATGTCTCGCCTAAAGCCCGGATGATTAACCCACAGGGGGTAGAAAAAGAAAGCCTTCATGGCATCACCGGGGTCCATCGGGCCTAGAGCATCACTAATTCTCCGACTCTCTCCACCTCCGTGTTTACGGAACGCTTCAAAGAACCGCCCAGCTCTTGGTACCTTCAAACGATGTTCACCAGCGGTACTGCGAACAAAGTTGATGTCTACCTTTGAACCAGCTTTGCCCCGTGGACCTTCCAACCCACCTCGAGCGAAGATGCGATAAGGACGAACCGGATAACTCTTGAAGTACCCACCACCACCGATATCTGTGAGGAAGCGAGTTTCTCGATAGTTGATGGCGGTGACTCTAATCATCGAAGCGATCTTCTCTCCGGGACTACCGCTGTTGATTACTCGAGCGTTGATGCCTCGTGCGAATCTACCAGTTCCAGTTTTGCTGTACTCGGCCATTGCTGCTGATCGCATCCGTGCTTGAATCTCGGCTGCTCGTTTCTGGGCATCAGCGAAGATCAATTTAGCGGAGGAGATAGCAGGCATCCTAGCCGCTCTTGATGCTTCACGAAGTCCGTGCATTGAGACACGAACTCCACCCCCTCGTGACTTCGGAAACGGACGACCAAGTGCATCGGGAAACTCGACTGGAAAGTACTTGATCGCCTTTCCCGCTCGAGTGGGATTAGCCATGATCTTCCGGACCTTCTTCGCTCGTAATCCACGAGACGTTAGTGCTGAACCCGGCGATCCAGATATCTCGATCCTCCGCCGTACCGAGATACTCAGCTCCCGACCATTCTGTGGTTACGAAGATGAACTCTACTAAACTAAACCCGGTGAACTCCTGTTGATGGAGTGTCTTATGAGCCCTGATGAACATCTCAACTGCTCGTGCATGACGTGCAATCTGAAGGTCCACCGCTTCTCGACTACCGCCATCTACCAGTCCATTGAGTTGTCCGATATACTCGTAAATCCACAGGGAGGCGTCGGACTGCCCTGGAATCTTGTTGAGGACGTCGATGCCGTACTCTGGAAGAATCTGGGCGAACTCATTGATCATCCCTCCAACGGCGGAGTTATAGTCGATGCGCTTTGGTACTATGAGAGGTACACTCAGCTCCCCTGTATATTCAGCTGCGATTATATCAAGATAGCTCTTGATATGCGATCGCAAGTGATTAGCCGTGAAGCGAGCGATATTCTCGTGGTACATCAGCCTTCACTCTCTCGAATGTAATGCTGATTGACCTGCTGATGATAGACCTGCTCAGTCCAGGGAACTTCAGTGAGTCCCTCAGCCGGGATACTCTCACCTAGTGCCACCTCAGTATCAATCAGAGCCTTGGCAGTAGCACGCAGTTCCCTGGCAGCTACGGATGTGTCGATGACGGTTTGACCGAGTCCACCTCCACCGGAAAGAGTCTGTCGCTTCGCCAACCGAGAGGCATCTGCGGCCCACGCCAGGAGTAGTTGAGCTGTTGCGATTGTGACATTATCACCAGCTTCGGTAAGGAAGTACTGGACTTCTGCATCGGTGAAAACACTCCAGTAGTAGGTAAACTCAATCTCTTCTCCCTGCGGAGGAACCACCAAAAAAGTGATGACTCCATGATCGTAGTCTACTGTGTAGTGGGTGTTCTCAACCTTAAGCAGACCTGCTTGGAAGACGATGGGCGTAGGAGATGTCAGAAGACCAGAGTTCTTCAGCTTGAAGTACTTATCGACTCCGTTTCCTACTGTCTTCTCACGAGTGATTACGCTCTTGTCTGAGGACTTCAACCTCACTGCTTCGATAGTTGTCATCCCTTATCCTTTACAGTTCCAGCTGAACCTTCCTGAGTTACCGGCCATCCACCAGATTCCGTTCCTGCCATAGTCTCTTGGGTATCAGGCCATCCACCAACCTTAGTTCCTGCCATACCGGATTGACTGGACCAGCTCCATCCTGGATCAGGAACGATAAAGGTGACACCGGTCGCATCAAGTCCAGCACCAGTGCCAGAAGCAACTCCCGCTCCAATATTGAGTGAGAGTGATGAGTTAAATGCATTGCCTGAACCGAAAGCAGCTTCCGCATTAGCTTCAGTCTGAACGATAGAAGCAACAGTTCCATTGAAGGCAATTCCAGTTCCAGAAGCAGTGCCTGCTGATGCCTTAATTGAGATTGTTGCCTCAAGCGAAACACCGGTTCCCGTCCCAACTCCAGAGGTCGGGCTGATCTGAGTGGAGCCGTTATTCGAGGACCCAGAGCCCGAAGCTACTTGAGCAGCGGCTGAAGTACCAGCACTTGTACTTACTGTTGCGTTTAGACCAGCCCCAGTGCCAGATACAACCCCTGACGTTACCTTGATTGAGAGTGATGGATTAAAAGCAATTCCAGTTCCAGAAGCCAGATCTCCAGTAACTGAGATTGAGATTGAAGTCTGTTGAGCTGAACCTGTTCCAATAGATGTCTGTGCAGTTGGAGCGAGGAAGATTGCAGCACTGAATGAGACACCTGTTCCAATTGCTGTTCCAGCATTAGCATTGGTGTTTGATCCAGTATTAGCTGTCGCGTCAATAGCTTGTCCAGCACCAGTAGCCGCGTTCGCATTGACAGAGATTACGACGGAAGGCTGACTAGAAACCCCAGTACCTGAAGCTAATCCACCGGTTGGCTTGATGCTTAAACTTACAGCCCCAGCAAAACCGATCCCCGAGGCCACAGAGGGTGATGTGGACCCACTTAGCGAACTCGTAAATGCAGCCCCAGTACCCGAAGCAACTCCAGCTCCTGGGCTGACCTTACCCGCCGTACCGACCGCTAACCCCGTCCCTGATGCACTACCCGGTGATATAGAAAGGGCCGCAGAGGCATTCTGACCAGCACCTGTCCCAGTCGCCGCCCCACCAATTGGTGAGATAGCCGCTCGGGAATCTCCTGCTGAACCAGTTCCAGTTGCGGGAGCAGGTGTTATGCCTCGAGCGGGACCGAGAGCAACACCTGCCCCAGAAGCTAGTCCGGATAGAGTTTTGACATCAATAGATGGTTGAAGCGCTTCTCCCACTCCCGTGGCAGTTTCGGCCACGGGGCTCGCATTAAGAGCCGTCGTGATAGGCTTGATGAAAACATGGTGGCCGATGTTAACGGCAGCACTACCAGCGGTGGCTGAGATTGAGCCGACAGTAGTTACTGCAAGTAAGCTGCGATAGGCCCCCTCTGTGGTGGTGGCGTTCGGAGTAGTTGAGGCGTCATCAGCATTAGTAGGCTCTGTGTAGTTAGTCGGTGGCGTGAATGATGATGCAACTGCTGTGCCGCCGAAGAAGATGTCCATCCCATCTGTTACAGAGAATGAACCCAGAGTCGGAGCTGTGATTGTAGCACTAGAAGCGTTGGCCTGACCTGAGAATTCCGTTGAATCCGGGACTCTTGAATCTGCCTGTGAAACCGAAACTACTACTCCAGAAGCCTTATTAGATGTGAGGGTCCAGGTCCAACTAGAAGGTTCGTTATAGGCTACCTTCCAGTAGAGTGCCTGACCTAGAGCTGTAGTAGAATTCTTTCGATCGAGTTCTCTCCAAGCCACGGGGTGAATGGCACTCAGGAGAGTTCCAGCATTACCAACCGTAATCCACTTATTCCCGTTTCCCTTAGTAAGAGCTTTCAGAGACTGGACTCCAACTGAGGCATTCGGTGATAGTGTCCAAATTATCCCGTCGGGACTAGTTGCTACTTCACCTTGATCATTAGGAACAGCGAAGACTCCATTACCGAAGTAGCCACTTCTCAGATTTGTCGTCGAGGTTAGTGGATGGGTTTGTGTACTCCAATTGATACCATCTGTACTTCTGATTATTTGAGCAGTGGTACCGAAAGCCCCCGCAACAAAAACGCCTTCTCCATCCGCAAGAAGAAGGGTTCCGTTGTTGTTAACACCGAAACCCGTAGTTCTTTGAGTCCAACCGGATGCCGCAGTTGAGTCAGTTGTAGAGGCGATCTTTGCTGGATTGCCTCCATTTACTGCGCCGATAGCTGCCCACATCCCCAGAGTTGAGTCATAGGCGAGCTCTATGATCGTGCTAGCACCAAAGGAAGAAGTACGAGCCGTCCATATTGACGCATCCGGGCTTGTAGAGAGCTTACCGCTTCCACCAGCAATAACCCAAATCCCATTATCATATTTGGCATCCCAGACAGCATCTCCACTGAGAGGCGACGTGACTGCTGCCCAGGTTTGCCCGTCTGAACTCGTCGAGAGATCCCCATCAAAGGAGCCAATCACCCATAGACCATTTCCGAAACCCACGCACTCAAGAGTATCACTTCCATCGAATGGGCTAGTTTGCTGAACCCACGTTTCTCCATCAGTACTATAAGCAATCTTACCACCACCACCTACAGCAACGAAGTTACCAGACCCATCACCGGCCACTGCCATGATATTGGATGCGCCAAAAGAACTAGTTCGGGTTGTCCATGGAACGGGCGGTGTGATAGTTGTGCCAGTACCTCCACGGACTGAGATGGCTGCAACCATAAGATCGCCATCAACAAGAGTTGCAGGCTTGTTGATTACCAGAGTGGTTCCACCAGCTCCGTTGTTACCCTCTGAAGCTTCTCTGAAAGCCACTGCCGGCGTCTGGATGTTTAGAGCTTGGCCAGTACCAGCTGCGACTTCCGCCTGAACGTACTTCTGCGCGGTATCAAACGCCTGGCCAGTTCCAGAAGCTACACCCGCTTGCGCATTAGTCTCTACAGCTCCAGCCGGGAGCAGAGCTACCGCATGCCGAGTTCGCTGTAGCGGAACAGGGGGAAGACGAAAGAGCCGAGGCATTGACTAGTTGAGTTCTTCGTAAGTCATCCCAGCACTCCAGTTACCCAGAGCTGCTGGAGTACCCACGATCTTCAAGATAATGGCTGTATCAGCTGGAATGATGATCTGTTCCCGTTCAGATGGCAACCAGAGATAGCCATTGAGATTATTGAATCCATCGTAAATGATTGGAGTAACAGTGCCAGCCCCCTCAGCGGAAGCATCTGTACCAGCTGTTCCCTCTGCCCCAGTTGTAGCACCCACGATGCCTGAAACTTGACCACCAATGAAATGAGGAGTCGGAGTGGTGGAGGTGTAAGTTCCGAATGCTGATGCTTTCTGCCCAATGATGACGCCCAACTGGTCTGAAACTTCACTCGCCTGTTGCCCGCACCAAGCCCGCAAGAGACGAATGTTTGATCCCGGCGACGCGACCGTTGAATCAGTGTGGATGATCACTAAAGTGGCGTCTGCGACGATGGACTGGTTCTGCATCGTCACCGAATAGGTAGACAATCCGGTCTCCTCACTGCACCATCACCTGACGGTATGGATGAACTCTGGGAACGTAGGGAACTACGATAGCTTCCTGATAAGCTACCGCAATCTCCATATAACAAACTGAAGCAACTCGAGATGCCGTCTCTGGGCGAACAACCCTCATGACAGGAGAGGTGCCCTTCGTAACAGCGGGGCTTTCAACGAGAGTATTCTGCGCACGGGTCCACGTGGATGGAAAAGTACCTAATGCTCCGGCATCAGCACCAGCAGCGAAGTTAGCAATTCCCGAGGCCTGTGTTGGGTTTGAGACTATCGAGAAATTCAGCAGCTTAGTGCCAGTGTTGATGTCCTCTCCATGGATGATGCTATACTGTAGAGCAGTGACAGTATCGGCCGCAGCTATTCCAGCGGTTGAGTACGATGTCATGTTGGCATCGTAAGCATCTGTAGTACCTGCGGCTCCACCAGCATGTTCGATCTGAGTGGTGTTTGTTTCTGTAGCAGTTCCTACCGGAGGTTCGTTGTTCACAGCCTCAAAGAGACTGGTAGTACCGCCAGCTCCTCCAGTCCACAGAGTGGCACGAGCATTGTCGCTGATGGGTGACAGAGTGACGATCTTACTGGGCGCAACGAATGAGGCGTTATCTAGAAGAATATCATCCCAGTAAGCATCAGCCGCCGCCTGTGGCCCCGAGGCATCGAAGAAACCGAAGTTAGAGTGAATGGTTGTGACAGTTGCACTACCCACCACCCCGGCATCTACCCCATCAATCTGGAGCCACTCCACACTAGACCCCGTGACAACTCGAATGCCAATCCAGTACCAGGTATCCAACGAAAGAGTTGTGGCAGTTGTACCAATGAGTGTGTTCTGAAGATAGATTCCCAGAGTTCCGGTTGAGTTCAAGCGAATATTGATTGTTCCAGCTTGATCAGACCGGGAGTAGATGGTCTTCTGGTTAGAACCACCAGCTGGCATAGATGCGACCCGGAAACCAAAGTGAACGAATGAATGCGCTGGAGCACTCGGACTAGCGAGGCTACACCCGCCTCCGGAGTTTGAGTTGATTACGGTGCAATGGAAAGAACGAGCACCACTTCTGACGACTGAGGTATCCCAAGCGAAAGTACCGCTGACCTGAGAGAAAGTTGAGATACCATCACTCAAAGCAGCGGCGCTTTCAAACCCGCAGAGCCTTACAACTGCCATCTTACAACGTCAGCTGAACGATTCCTAGGACGTTCCAAACGATCGTAAAAGTTCCGTTCACAACAGAGTTGGAACCGCCGAAGTAATTGTAACTGAGACCTTGATCTGCCACAGGGGTAGTGATAGTATCATCATATACGAGTGTACCGAACACGGAAGCGAGATCGGTAGTTGCATCAGCCGAGGCTGTATCGTTCGCATCGAAGGTATAGACGTTCGACGCGAAACCTGAAGCAACACCAGCCAGATCACGACCAACTGCTGGCCAAGATGGGGCATCTGAAACTCCACCAGAAGCCCAGACACCGGCCGCATAGGCTGTAGAAGCGGAAGCAACTATCTGTGATGGAGTTATGCTGTCGTTGAACAGCGCAGCCTTGAATGTGTCGCTGTTCAAGTCAATCGCAGTTGTGTTCTCAAGCACGTCCTCGATTGTTGCCATGAAAATCTTGCTGTTTGACCAAGCCATGGATTAGTTCCCTTCCTCTGCAAGGGCATCAAGGGCAGCTTTCCGTTCAACCCGTTCTGCAATAGCGGCTTCCATGCCATCTTTCTCGGCTTGGTTATCAGAGATGGCCTGCCTCAAAGCATCATTAGCTGCATCCAAAGCAGCCTCGGCTTTCTCAACAGCCCTTTCTGCTGCCGCTACCCTCCGAGCAGGAAACTCCAACTCCTGCTCAGCTCGTGCGGCAGTCAGAGCTTGTTCCAACTTTCCGATGTGATTATTAGTCTTTACCGAGGCATTGTGGGCTGTACCCTTTCCACTCGAAGTACTCACTCGTAACTATCCTTCCTTTGAGGAGCCAACGGCCACAGGAGAAAACACTCTTGTGTCGTTGCTGCCGTCTTCACGGGTTGTAACGATGGACATAATGGGCCGCCCTTCGAAGAGTTGAACCTTCTCGTCTCCTAAGTAATCCTCCCGTTCTCGTGTCTCGATCTTCGCCTTAGTTCCTGCTGGAACCATCGGCACCGACATGTTGAGCATCTTCGGACAGGTGTGCATCCGACTGTGAGGACGCGGTTCGTTCGTCTGATCCGTTAGTCCGCAGTTCGGACAATACCAACTGTGGATTGCTGAAATCATCGGAACTCTCACGACTATCTCCTACAAATGCTTCCCACTGATTAGCCACCTGATCCCACCCCACCACGGGGGCTTGGAGTCGAATTCGAGCCCGCAGCTTCGGATCATTCTCAGCAAGTAGAACGTGGATGGTAGCTTCTACAAAGGCTGACTGTACCTGTGGATCAGTGACATCTCCAGGAACGTAGATGCCGCTCTGAACCGTCTCCTCCAATGCGGCTAGTCGATTTGTGATGGGAATTGCCCCTGCTAGCTGAGCCTCAACTGCCGTGATGCAGTATGTCTCTGAGAAGTATGTAGGATACAACCAAATCGACGCCTCCTGCATCTCTTTCGCCAACTGATCTTGAGGAATGCGTCCATGTTGAACGACGTTCTTGGAATTCAGGAACAGTTGTTCGACATGAGCTTTGAAGTTGGCCAGAAACTCATAGCCCGGGATTTGAGCACCCTTGTTGATATTGTCCCAGCCGTAGTAGATATGGAGCTCGGCATCAGGGACGGCTTCAACGACCTTGGGCCAAATGTGCTCTAAGATAATGTCCAGTCCCCTATCTGGCGACGAAGAGTAAACAACTTTCTTAAGGTTCTTTTTCACCTTCGCCTGGAATCTCTCAGTCTCAACTCCGTTCGGAATGATTTTGATTTTCTCTGCGGGGATGAATGGATAAGTTTTGATCACGTGGGCCATGTGCCACTTCGACAACACGACGAATGAGTCAAACTTCTTTGCTCTCTCAGGTGTTAGTCGGTCCCCATAATCTGTATCGTGCAACCACAGGGCGAGGTGTTCTGTGTTGATTTCCCAGTCTGCGGCTTCTGGAGTTCGCCAAGCGATGAACAGATCAGAGTGGATTTCGGGACGGAAATGGTCTGAGGGACGGTAACAAACACCCCCGTAATAGCCGGGTTCATCGGTTGGGTTGTAAACGATCGGACGTCGATTGCCGGCCGCGAGTGCTTCGGCCAACTTGATGACGGCAGTTTCTGAGCCACCCAGGCCACTCTCCTTTAGTTTTCTAGGTCCCCAATCCTCCATCCCGGCCATTGCACCGATGATGATGGTTTCTTTCTTCAACTGAACACCGGGCTCATAATCAGCGAAAATCCAACCGGTGTTACCCCAAGGTTCACGGTAGATATTGTGAATCTTACCTCGACCAGTGAGAAGTCGCTCGATATCATACTGGTCGAAGATTCGGAGGTGGCCCTTAGGTTCAGCTTTATCCCATGCGGGAACGTTGCCATCTTCCCAAGCCAGATAAGGAATTGTGATGGCAATGTGCTTTGCTGTCTTCTCAAGTCGAGTCAGAGTAGCAGCTGGATCAACAACATGCTCTATGACTTCGAAGAAGATTCCAAGGTCAGCTTTTGACCCTTCCCATCCACCGATTTCGTCAACGTTTCCGACTTCGAAACTAGCCTCCACTCCCCATCTTTCCGCACGTAGCGATGCCAACTGTGTACACCTAGGATCAAGGTCGAACCCGGTGACTCGGGCTCCGATCTCCTTCGCGAGTGGGAGAGAGATGAAACCATCAGAACAACCCCAGTCTACGATCGTTTTGGCTTCCACGCGACGCGCCGTATCAAGTGCGAACTTGAGTCGAGGGTAATCCAACCACGATGGGCTCAGAATGTTCTCATCGCTCATCGGCTGCCAGAATGGATTACCGGTATAGAATTCCTCCATGATCTTTGGTTCTTCGACGTGGGCCGTCTGATCCATGGAGCGCTCCCAAACCTCACGAATGGCAGCACTCTGCTCGAGATTCTTAGGCACTACGTCGAAGAGTTTACGGACCTTCAACCACTCATCGTGACGACCGAGATACTCACGAAGAGTGAGGAATGAAGTCTGCACCTGATTAAGTTCAACCTGACGGCTGAGCAACCTAATCTGGTCTGCGACTGTCGCATCCTCTTGGAAGGCATAGGCGTTCTTGTAGTTTTGGAGAGCGACCTCGTAATCACCTAGATGAGTATAGGCCAGAGCAATCAGAAGTGAAGGCTCATAGGTATACTCCAGGGGATTGATGATTAACATGGTTTGTGGCTTCGGCTTCTGCACAGCCGTCTTCAGATAATGAAGTGCCGCTTGCCAGTTGTTAAGCGGATCGGATGAGTACGCTTTTGCCATCGCGAGATATGCATCCGGCCATTCCGGCATCATGGCAATGGCTTCCTGTGCGGCTGCCAAAGAACGTTGAATCTCTCCCACCCCACGCCAAGCATGTGCGATCTTGACCTGTGCCTGGTATTTCTCCTCGTCCCAACCACTCAACTTCACGAAACGCTCGAGATGCATGATACCCTCACGAGTATCTCCCCTCCCGAGTGCTTCTGACCCGAGATAGATCAGAATGCGGGGGTCTGGATTTGGCTCCTGCTCTCGAAGCTGCTGGTACAGGATTCGAGTATTACGATCAACCTCGTGTTTGAAGGGGGGCTTGTGATGGACTACCACCATATCGTCAATCTTCATTGCGATATGGGGGAACTGGGGTGATAACACCTCGTGGACACGACCCATCCAGATCCAATCAGGCTGGATTTCGGGATGTCGCTGGACTAACCGCTCTCGAATGAGATAGCAGTTATTCATCCCATTTTCATCACGCGAGTAGTCGTAACCCATGTAGAACGCGTCGACATTCGGATTAGTGAGAATGTAACCTTGCATCTTCTCACCACCGACGAGAACATCGTCTCCATCGAGCCACAGGAAATACTCGCTGGTGCAGCGGTCAAAAACCTCCTGACGAGCTGCCGAGAAGTCGTCAATCCACTCGATGTCGAAGAATTCGATCTTAGTTTGAGTAGGACTACCGTACCCGTTGTGGATGTCGATTATATCTTTGGTGTTGTCAGTGGACTCCCCGGCCAACCCGATAACGATCTGGTCGACGAAGGGAGCCACTGACTTCAGACAAGCTTCAAGGGTACGACCCTCATTCTTGATGATCATACCCAGAGAGATTGTTGCCACGGTGCCGCCACCTTTCTAATAGCTCAAAGAGCAAACTAAAATGTGGGGACCGGTTGGTTGGGAGGAGCGCCAAACCGGTCCCCATCGGATTATGCAGGCAACGCCCCGACGATCCCGCGCCACTCGACCGGCTTGAAGTTAAAGTCATGCCGAATCTTGTAGCTGACCTCGTCGAACTCGAAGGAATAGGGATCGTTCCCGCCAAGGACGGCGCGAACCCCGGGGTCTTTCAGTCCCAGGAACGGGGTCGTGTTCCCGTTCAGTGAGACGGCGGCCAGGAAGCCCAGCTCGCCCTTCAGATCAGATGTCATGTAGTAGTTGTTCGCATCAGTGAAGAAGCGTTCCTCGATCACGTCGTAACGACCCTTGACTTCGTTCGGCACCAGGTTGGCACCGCTCGGAACCACGTCATTGTTGATGAGCGAGTTGACGATCCACCGATACTCGACGGGGATGATCAGGGTGCGTCGATTACCGGGAGAGGTAACCTTGAATCCCTCATCGTCCGTCTGCGTGTCCAGCTGAAGCTCCATCGCCTTCAGGAGGTTCATCCCCGTCAGGTCGTTCGTCAGAGCTGTGGCTGTGGCGAGGTTCGCATGAGCGGTGCTGAACAGAGCGTTCCCGTCGAACATCGTCGGGTTGCTCTGGAACTGCTCCACCGCTGCGATCTTGGACTGGGTGCGGGCAAGCGCTTCACCGAGAAGTCGCGGCCACTTCGAGATCTCGTTCAGCCGGTCAGAGATGATCAGCTGCCGAGTCAGACTGAAGACGTTCCCGAACTCTCGCAGGCGGAGGTTTTCAGCCGGGAACTCCTTGAT